AATCTTTCTTTTCTAAGCGACGCCGCTATTTGCCACAGGCTGTTCCGAAACGATAGCGAGCCGATTCTTGCGTTCCTCCAGTCGGGCCACCTGCGCCCGAAGATCGCCGATCTCGCGGAGCAATACTTCTTTTTCCTTATGAAGTAGCTGATTTTCTTTGCTCAAGTCTTGTCGTTCACGTTGCACTTCAGCAAGCAAAGCAAGCAGCACCTCATTTGAACGTTCTGTTTTTGCAGAGGTTTTTTCTTGAGGTGCTATGACTTTTGTGCCTGGCATTTTTTCTCCGACGCGCATGGGGCCTTCCCCCAACAAAAGCCAGCTCGGAGAAACTGAAAATTGCACGCAGACACGCGCCAAAAAATCCTGATTAGGCAGGGAACGGCCATTTTCGTAAGTTCTCAGCGTGTTAGGATTGATTCCAAGCAACTTTGCAAAGTCGCCTTGTTTTGTTTTTCCACGCACTTGTAAAAGTCTTCCAGCAACAGTGCTCATTCGCAAAAGTTCCAGTACGCAAAGTTTTGCGTGAAGTTTTGCGCGCAAGTGTGCGGTAACATACTGAAATAGTTAGCACCGTGCAAAATATTACAAAATTAATCTTTTGCGCGTTTTTGCGTTGACAAAAACTTAATTTTGTAAGAATTAAAACTTGCGGGCGGTTGAAGATTTCAACGGACTGACAACCGAACTTTAGCCGCCTCGCCGCAAGAAATCAATATCCGCATTTTCGCGGAGTTTGGACAGATCATGGAGGCGGAAATGATACTCACGGACGATAAATGCCCGAACTGCGGTGACGAGCTCACCCTCGTGGAAATCCGCCCTGATACCTTCGATGAATACGGGCTGGAAGCTGGCGTCAACATCCTGAACTTTGTGTGCCCTTCCTGTGCCTGGCACGGCCACGTTTCTGAAGACAGCTCCGAAATACTTTTTGAAGAAATCTATGAAGGTTGAGGCCATGTATCAGCTTCCTTTGATAGATGACGCCGCCAAGCTCGCCGGGGCTATGGCCTCCATACGAACCGCGATGCGTGCCGTTGCCGGAGATTCGGAAGGCGCAGGCCGGAAGGTTCTTGTGGACAAGCTGAACGACCTCGCCCTGCGTGCCGGCGTGAAGCTGACGGGCGGGAACACGCTGTCCATCAGCAAGGCCACTCTGGACAAATGGCTTGCCCCTTCCGACGTATCGCACCCGCCTTCCCTTGTGGCGCTTCTGGCCTTCTGCCTTGCCACCAACAATGTGGAACCGTTCCGCGCCGCCGCCCGAACTTTGGGGCTGGACGTAATGACGGAAGAAGACCGCCGCCTTCGAGACTATGGAAAGGCCATCATCGACATGAAGGCCGCCCGCCAGCGTAAGCGCAGATTGGAGGAATCACTATGACCCGCGCCGAATGTGGCCGCCGCCGTTACGAGAACCGCTACAAGATACGCGCCATTCTGTATGACCGCGGTCTGAACATGACCGAACTTGCCCGAACAATCGGTGTTACCATTGAGGCTGTTTCCGCCACGATCCGCGGCAAGAGGCACAGCCCCAAGGTGCTGGACGCCCTCCGCTCTTTGGGAGTGCCGGAAAAGCTCTTGAACACTCCCTGCGAGACCATGAACCGCAAGGCCGCGTGAAAAGCAAGGGGAAAGGACCATGGCAATCAAAAGCGCATATTCCACCAAAGAACTGTTCGGGCTTCTGAACGTGTCGGCAAGCTCATCTATTGTGAGACGTGCCAGCCGTGAGAACTGGCAGTCCCGCCCTCGCGCCGGACGCGGTGGCGGTCGTGAATGGCTTGTGGATTCCATGCCCGAAGCCACGCGCCTTGCTATCCGTACCGCTGAAGAGAAGGCCGCGCTTGACGAGTGCAAGACTTCTGCCGCTGTTCCTTTCCTTCCTTCCGCAACGGTGACGGCCATCATGGATGACGGGCGACGCTACAAGGCTTTGGCAAAGGCCGACCTTGTCCGCCAGTACCTGGCATGGCAGCGGAAGTTCGGCGCGACCACCACGCAGAAGGACGCCTTCATTACCGCGTACAAGGGCGGCGCATGGCCTCAGCTCTTCGCAGACCTTGGCGACGTTTCGTGGAAGACCATCGAACGCTGGAAGCTGGAACAGGAACGCGCCGGAAGTGTGCTGGCCCTCGCAGACAAGAGAGGCGTGGCGCATCGAGGCCGGAGCCTGCTTTCGGAACGGCACCGCGTGGTGATCTTAGGGCATATCCTGAACCCCAACGCGCCAGCCGTGAGCCAGTGTGTGCGCGAAGTACAGAAGAAGTTCATGGCCGAGGGGCTTTTCATCCCTTCCGAGCCCACCATCCGGCGCTTCATCCGCAACTATACGGCGGAATGCTACGATGAATGGACGCTTTTCCGCGAAGGCAAGAAGGCGTGGAACGACAAGTGCGCCATCTCCCTTCTCCGTGACTGGAACCTTGTGGGCGTTGGCGACGTGGTGATCGCAGACGGCCATACGCTGAACTTTGAAACGCTGAACCCGGAAACGGGCAAGGCCACGCGCATGACGCTTCTGCTCTTTTACGATGGAGCGAGCAACTGCCCGCTGGGCTGGGAGATCATGCCCACGGAAAACACGGCCTGCATCGCTTCGGCCTTCCGCCGTACCTGCCTTATGCTGGGGAAGTTCCCTCGCGTGGTGTACCTCGACAACGGCAAGGCTTTCCGGGCGAAGTATTTCAAGGGCTGTCCCGACTTTGAACAGGCGGGAATCCTTGGCCTTTATAAAGACCTTGGCTGTGAAGTCATCCATGCGTGGCCGTATCACGGCCAGTCGAAGCCGGTCGAGCGATTTTTCGGAACCATGCACGACCTTGAAGTGTGGATGCCTTCCTATACAGGCTATGACATCGCCCATAAGCCTGCCCGCATGAAGCGCGGCGAAGACCTTCACCGCCAGCTTTACGACAAGCTGGGGGGCCGCCCGCTGAGCCTGGAAGAAACCCACACGCAGGTCGCCCGCTGGTTTGCCGAATACGCCATGCGCCCCCAGCACAGGACACACCTTCACGGACGGACGCCCGGCGAAGTCTTCATGGAAGGACGCGGCGAAGGTCTTTCCCCTGCCGATGAACAGCGGCTTGTCCTTTTGATGATGCAGAAAGAGATCCGCGTCATCAGCAAGGACGGCTTCAAGCTGAACGGCCGCCTGTTCTGGCATGAATCCCTGGCATCGCGCCGCCATGCCATTCTGGTTCGGTATGACGACCAGCTTTCCCCGCATGAAGCCCACGTTTTCACGCTGGACGGGCAGTTCCTCTGCACCGCGCTTGACCGTGAACACCATCGGATAGCGTGCGGCCTTCATCCTGCGGCCAGAATCCTCGGCACGGAAGAACAGAAGGCCGAACTTCAGGCCGCCCTGAGCCTGAAGAAGAGCCAGGAACGCTCCAGCTCCGCCACCATGCGCGGCCTTCTGAAGTCCATCGTTCTGCCGGAAACGCAGGCAAGGATGGCGGCCTTGGAAGCCGAGACCCCCAAACGACTGACCGCGCCCACCGCTTCCCCCAAGAACCTGATCGCCCCTGCGCTTCCCAAGGTTACGGCAGAGGAAGAGGCCGCCTTGGAAGATGCGAAGCGACAGGCCCGCGCCGCCATGGACGCCAGCCCGCGCTACACGCCTTCCGGCCTGAAACGCTGGAAGGATTCGGCGGAACGCTACGCCTACCTGTTCGGCGTGAAATACGAACAGGGCTTGGAACTGGTGACAGACGATGCCGCATGGATGGAAGTGTATGAAGCCAGTCCCGAATTTGAACGCTATCACAAGAACCGCTACGCCTCCCTGCGAGAACTGTTCGAGCGCAAGGCGCGGGCGATTTAGCAAGAAGAGAGAGGAAGACAAATGCGCGAAACAATCATCGAAACCGAAGCCATGAGCCGCTTTGACAGTGCCGTGGACGAAGTGGTGAGCGCGGATCGCGGACTTTCCGGCTTTGTGCTGGCCTATGGTCAGGCCGGGCGCGGAAAGTCGGTCGCCGCCGACCGCTATCACTTCATGCGCGGCGGAGCCTATGTGCGCGTGTGGCAGGGATGGAGCCAGACGGCCTTCCTTCAGCGCCTGCTGTTTGAAGTGCGCGGCAAGAATACCGATATGCCGAGGCATACGGGCAACCGATGCAAGGAAATGATCGTCCAGCTTTTGCAGGACGAGCGCAAGCCCCTGTTCATAGACGAAGCGGACCGCCTGAAGATCGACCGCATAGAAGACCTGCGCGACATCCACGAAATGACCGGCGCTCCCGTTGTGCTCATCGGTGAAGAGGGAATTTTCGGCCTTCTTTCCGAACGCCGCCGCATCTGGTCCCGCGTGGCGTATGAGGTGGAGTTCGGCCCTATTTCCCCTTCTGAAGTGGCTCTTTATGCCATGCAGGGCGCAGGGCTGGACATTCCTCTTGCCCTTTCTTCCGAGATCGCCCAACGCACCGAGGGCGACTTCCGCCTTGTGCGAAACATGATGCTTCTGCTCGAAAAATCCGCCAAGGCCAGCGGCTCTTTCACCGTTGACCGCGCCATGCTGGACGCGGCCCTTTCCGCCCGGACGTGGCGGCGCAAGTAGGGGGAAGCCATGGCAGAAAACAAGCCCATTACCGTTGAAATGATCCGTGCCGCCATGCAGTCCCTTGGGGCAGGCGGCAAGGAAGTGAGCTATCAGCTCATTTACGAAGCTCTGGAACTGGACAGCGAATCCATGCAGGCCGTGGTTCGGAGCAAGATAAATGACATGACGAAGCACGGCGAGGTGGAGCGCGTCCGCCTTGGATGCTTCACCTATAACTTCAAGCACCGCCCCCGCGAAGCAAAGACTTTTGAAATCCTGTGGCGGTTCGTCCGCAAGGCAAAGCCGGGCTGGACGCTTTCGGAATGTGCCATGATGACGCGAGTGTCCTATACGCGGGCGCTCCGTTACTGCACCTGGCTTGAAGAGGAGGGCTTCGTCATCCCGATAGGCAAGGCGGAACGCAACGCCACGGCGTTTCGCTGTACCGCCAAAGCCGACCAGACGCCGGAAACACCTTATCCGCCGCTCCGAGCCGCTGACCCCTTCGCCAAGGAACGGACCGCCGCCGCGACGATAACGCGCCTCCTGCTCTGCGCCGATCCTCGCTCCCGCAAGACGGCCCGCGACATTACCGATGCCTGCCGTATCCTTCTGGAACGGTTTGAACCTGTCACGAAAAATGAGAACGCCAACCCCTTGCCCTATGTGGAGGAATAACCATGCTGAAAGAAAAGATCATGTCCGTACACCATGCCCTCGGTGAAGTTCTGGGAAACGCCAAGCTCGAAAGCGACGCAGCCCTTCTCCGTCTCTGCCGTCAGAACCTTGAAGCGGCGGCAGAAATGGCTGAGAACATGGAAAACAGCCTTGAAATTCCGGCCCCGTTCCTTGCTGTGGGCGCAGACAAAATCGAGGTCAAGGTGAACATCTTCCCCGCTGCCTCGAACCTGTGCCGCCCCCTGGCCGCACTGATGAAGGAGGCTATGTAATGGCACGCCGCAAGCCTTCCCCTCATATCGTGAAGTCCAGAGAAGCGGCAGAAGGAACCATGGCGGAACTGGCCGCCATTTCCCGGAAACTGACCGTGCTTACTGCGGAGATGAACGAGGAGAACGCCGCCGCCAAAGCCAAGTATGACAAGGCCTCCCTCCCGCTGATCGCAAGGCGGGAAGAACTGGAAGGCGGACTGGCTGCCTTCGCCATCCTGAACAGGGAAGAGCTTTTTGCCGACGGCAGGAAAAGCCTTGACCTCGGCTTCGGTATCATCGGCTTCCGCCTGTCCACCAGCATTGTGCAGAAGAGCGGGATCACTTCCGAAATGACGCTGGAAAAGCTCCGCCAGTTCAAGATGCTGGAAGGTATCCGCACGAAGGAAAGCGTGAACAAGGACGCTATGGCGGACTGGACGGATGAACGGCTGGCAACGGTCGGTCTTTGCCGCAGGAAGACCGACAGCTTCTTCTGGGAAGCGAAGGAAGAGGATCTTCCCTCTGTGTAGGAGGCCCCATGTTCAGGCTGACTAAAAAGGAAGTGGAAACGCTGGGCCAGCGCTTTGCCGAAGCCCTTCTGACCAACAGGGGGATCAGCCCCGGCAAGCTGCCGGAACTGGTGAAGCGCAAGGACTGGAAACAGGCGGAGAAGTACGAAAAACAGCGGGCCGCCACCGAAATTGCGCGGCAGGCAAAGGCAGTCCTTCTTCAGAATGGCTACAATGCCGAGACCGTGGACAAGGTAACAAGCAAATTCATTCAACCGTATGGAGGTCGTTATGACGAAAGCTGAACTCATTGAAAAAGTGGCCGCCACCTCTGGCGAAAGCAAGTCCGCCGTGGATCGTGTTCTGGACGGTCTGCGAGGCGTTATGGAAACCGAGTTCAAGGACGGCGGAACCGTGTTTTTCCCCGGTATCGGCAAGCTGTGGGTGAAGGAAGTCAGCGCCCGCAAGGGGCGCGATCCCAGAACCGGTGAAGAGATCGACATCCCCGCCGGACGCAGGGTGAAGTTCACGGCCGCCAAGAACCTGACGGACATCCTCAAAAATAACTAACTGCGAAACGCCCCTGCGGGGGCGTCGCCGTAGCGTGGCGGCTTCGGCCTGATGATGCAGCCAAAAGAGAAACAGTATGGAAAAAATCCCTGCTTTCTGTTCCGTGCCCTGCTGTGAGAAAGACGGTCAGCTCTTTCTTGGCGAAGGTGTATTTTTTGAAAGGATTCGTCGGATCACCGGTTATCTTGTGGGCGACCTCAGCCGTTTCAACGACGCCAAGAGATCAGAAGAGAAAGACCGTTTGAAACACGCCAGCATGAGGTGAGGTCATGGCGAAAGACAAAAGAACCTTCTGTGCTTCCTTCAGCGTGAAACACGGTGAGAAGCGCGTACTTTTCGAGCTTTCTCCGGCTTCGCTGTACGGCGGGCCGGACGGCTTTTTCCGTGTGCGCGTGGCCCGCCGCTGGCTTGATACTGCGGAAGGTTCTCCGTGTTTTTTCGACCGTGACGCGCTGGCTCTGCTGATTGCCGATTCCGCGCTGGGAGCCATGCCGGAGCGCAGTCCCGCGCCGTCTGTTCCCTGTCCTTCACGGGTGACGGTTCGCGTATGGGAAGATGATGCTCCGGCCTACATAGGGACGTGGACGAACACGGACCCCATCATGGATCATGCCGGGCGATGGATGGTCAACGTGTCGTTGAACGGCAAAAGGGTTTTCGTTCCCGTGGAAGACATAATCGTACATGAGGGCCGCCGCCATGGATAAGAAGAACATTCGCCTTGGATTGTACCGCAAGATCGAGATAGCACGGAAACAGCTCCCCGCCATGGACGAGGCCGCCTTTCGTGCGCTTCTGCGTTCTGAGTTCGGCGTGGACAGCCGCAAAGACATGACTGTGAGCCAGCTTTCCCGCCTTGTTCATCATTTTGCCGGACTTGGGGTTGAATACAAAGCCCCGGCAAAAAGCAAGAACCGCGCCGTCAAACCTCATGCCCGCCCGGACTTTATCGAGATCACGGACAGTATGCCCTACGCGGCGGAGAAGCGGCAGATTTTGGCGATATGGCGGAAGCTGGGCTATTCTATGACCAGCCTCGATACCCGTGTAAAACGGGCTTTCGGTGTTCCTGTTTTCGTATGGCTGAAGGACAGGGAACAGATATCCATCCTGCTTTCCGACCTGCAACGGCGTGAAAAATCCTTTGACCGCAAGCAAGCGAAGGCCGAACCGTGAACGGCGCGGAAAGCCTGCGGAAGATGATCCTTGAGCGGTTCCCTACTATCCACGCCTTCTGCGCGGCACACCCGGAACTCAAACGCTCAACGGTTTATATGGTTACTTCCGGGAAATATCCCGGACGCTTTGAAACTCAGGCCATACGGATTCGAGCCGCATTGGAGGGAATACCGCAGACGGCCCCGACACTTTCAAGTCCCAGCATTTCACGGGACGAGCTTATAGACGCGCTGAAAGATATTCGATGCAATCACTGCCGCCGCCTTGACCGCCGGGGATGCTTTGAATGTAAGAGCCAGACGGACAGGGAAGCGCGGGAACTCTATGCAAGGATTTTTCCGGGGAGGCATATATGAAAACCTTGGTTCAAGATGTGGTGACGCTCACCAGAGCCGGATGGAGGCCGTATAACGCTGAGCCGGAAGCATCCGTGTATCAGCGTTTGGGCTGTTCGTATTCTCTGGGAGGGCGCAGAAACAAGCCTTACTGGTTCGTGAGGGATGACGTTTTTCTCTGTGTCGGCTGCGGTTCCCGCTGCCTTCTGAAAAGGCCCAGCGGCTTTCCGCCCCCTTTGCCGATCCGCTATTCCGTCGTGCCGCAAGACCAGCCCTATTCTCTTTCACCTCAGGAAATGCTGGCGCGGCACGACATTCTGAACGTGAGGCAGGCCGCGTACTGTCTGAATGTTTCGGAGCGGAGAATTTACGAATACATAGCGGAGGGGAAACTTATCCGCTTGAAAGAGAACCCGGTACGGGTTCGCTCCAAGGAAGTGAAGGAACTCCGTTCCGACTTTGACGAGTAAAATAGCGTGCATGGTTCGCGCCTCTTCCGGGCAAAAAACGGCCTGTTCCGGCATGATAGCTGGGACAGGTTTTTTTTGAGCGTTTGGCCTGTCTTACCTCTCCTCAGCCCGCCGGGTTCGCCCCCGGCGGGATTGCCCCAAAAAGGTGCGCTATGTTCAAGCTGCTGACTGATCCCCGCTGGCTTCTGGCCTGTTTCATGTTTTTCGGAGCCGTGCTTCTGGCCTTCATCCTTGTTCTGGCCCCGGAGCAGGTTCCCGTTATCGCCTACAAGCTCGTCCTGACCATGTTTGCGGCCGTTGCCGGCATGGTTTTTGACTTTCTGGCGTTCCCCTATGCCTTGCCTTCCGGCTACCTTGACCGCGACTGGCGCAACGATCCTGACGCCTGCGGAGAAGATGGAAAGCCCGACTTTCCGATAGCGGTGGGCTATGTTCGCCCGTTCTGCTTTTCCATGCTCCGCCGCGCCCTTGTCATCGCGGCCTTTATTATGGCCGTTGCTCTGGGGCTCTAATGGACTGGAAAGCGATATGGGACAGGATCAAGGCGGCCTTGAAAAAGATTTTTGAGGGCTTCCTGCTGGGGCTTGGCTTTGCTCTTTCTGCGAGTGTTCTGTCTTTGGCTGGTGAAGCCCATTCCGCTGAAGTGACCATCCCTCGCGCCGCGTCTCAGTACAAGGCGGAGCTTATTCGATCCGCGAGGGCCGTGTGGGGACTGACTGCTCCGAGCTCCGTGTTTGCCGCTCAGGTTCATACGGAAAGCGGCTGGAAGGCTGACGCACGTTCCCCCGTGGGGGCTGAAGGGCTGGCGCAGTTCATGCCGTCCACTGCTCGCTGGCTCCCTTCCGTTGCCCCGGAAACCGGCAAGCCTTCGCCTTTCAATCCGGGCTGGGCTCTTCGCGCCCTGTGTACCTACGACAAATGGCTGTGGGAGCGCACAGAAGGAAGGAACAGCTTTGAACGTATGGCCTTCACCCTGAGTGCCTACAATGGCGGGCAGGGCTGGGTGAACCGGGACAAGAAGCTGGCACGACAGAAGGGAATGGATTCCACCCGATGGTTCGGAGCCGTGGAAACGGTCAATGCCGGACGCTCCGTTGCCGCATGGAAAGAGAACCGAAATTATCCCCGGCTTATCCTGAAGGAGCGCCAGCAGACCTACCGAAAAGCCGGCTGGGGACCGGGTATCATGGAGGGCGAATGACGAACTTATTCTCATGGGCAAGGGCTGGCCTGATAGTCCTTCTGGTCGTGTTCGGCGGACGCATCCTGTATCTGAAAGCCGAACTTGAAGAAGTACGGGCCGCGCATGAGGCAGCGTGCCAGGCGCGTGACCAGTGGAAGGCGGCAGCGGCCGCCTATGAGCATGAGGCGAAGGCGCAGGCGGAAAACGCCCGGATGTGCATCGACCGAGAAAGCAGAGCCGCCCATAATGCGGCTGAACGTGCTGCCGTTATGGCGAAGGTCAAGCCCCGGCCTCGTGATCCTTCAGAAAAGAAGGAGGTCATCGACGATGAAACGCGCCACCGTGCTGTTCTGCGTCTTAATCGTCCTTTGTAGCGGATGCGGGAAGGAAGTGCCCGCGCCGCCTGTCATTCTCAACTTGCCTGACTGCCCCGCGCCCAGCCCGCCTATCCTGCCGGAACTGGACGCGGGGGAATCGCTGGAAAGCCCTGCCAATGTGGCCCGGCTTCTGGAACGTGACGACTGCATGAGGGCATATATCAACGGCCTGAACGCGGCCCTGCGCTGCTATGAGGCAAGGGGGAAACATGAGTCCCAATGAACTGACCGCCGCCCTGACTGCGCTTCATCCTCTGATCGAATCGCTGTCTTCCCTGAGCGTTTCCGGCATTCTCATTCTGCTGGCTTCGCTTCCTGTAATGGTGATCGCCGCGCTCATGGTGCTGGACTACAAGCACGCAAGACGCATGGAACGGCTTCTGGAAGCGTACCGCAAGGACACGCAGGACAGCCTTCAGGAAGTGGCCGCCCGCCATGCTGAAGTAGCGGAATTTTACAAAAAGAATGTTTCACTGGTGAAGAGCTATGAACGCACGGCGGACGCCCTGCAAACGCTGGTCGTCAACAACACACGCGCCGTGGAACGGCTGACCGCCATCATTGAACACAGGAGCATATAGCGATGGGCGAAAGACTGGAAAACATAGGAAAGCGTGAAGAGCTTCGCCGTAGGCGCGGCATCATCGAGGCCGAAGCCCTCAGTCACCGCGATTCCATACGCGCCGCGCTTCCCCTTACCGGGGAAGCTGAGGAAATCGACAGCGAATATGTAATGTCGCTGGCAATCAGCCTGAATGAGAAGGTTCAGGAACTCAAAGGCGTGAACCGTAAGATCGCCATCCTTGAACGTGAGCTGGGCATATAGGGGCGCGGCATGGGCTGGGAACATAAGCCGGAAACCGTATGGAAGGCACAGGAACTTTATTGCGTTGACCGTTTGAGCTTCGCCCGTGTGGCTGAGCTGACGGGCGTTTCTGCAACCACGCTGAAGTCCTGGTCTGAAAAATACGGCTGGCGAAAGAAGCGGGAAGAGATAGCGCAGGCCGAAAGCGACATCCGTGTGAACATCATCATGGGCCGCAAACGTGCGCTTGATCAGCTTCTTGCAGCCGAAGGACCAAAGGAAGCGGCGTCTATGGCCTTTGCCGTTTCCAGCCTTGAAGCCACGGCTATGAAGCAGCAGGAACTCGCCATGAGCGGCAAGATTCCTTCCGTCAGCCCGGAACGGCCGAAGATCGTCTCGCGTGCTGACGCTGTGGCCGCGCTTCGCCGCGCTGTGGAACAGAAGCTGGGGCTTGCCCTTGCTGATCCCGCGAAGATCACGACGGCGACCGTTCAGGACGTGAAACGCTGCCTTGACCTTGTGGTCGAACTTGAAGCCGGACTTCCCAAGGAAAACGAAGCGGAAGAAAGCAAGAAACGCGGACTTTCGCAGGATACCGTCCAAAGCATTTACAAGGTTCTGGGCATAAGCGACGGAGAAGGCGAATGAAGGCCGCCAAAGTCCTGATCCCCTATCAGCGGAAATGGGTTGCCGACACCAGCCGTGTGCGCGTGTGGGAGAAGTCGCGCCGAATCGGTGCGTCCTACTGCCTGGCTTTTGAAGCGGCTATGGAAGCCGCCAAGAGCAAGGACGCAGGCGGACAGGACACGTTTTACCTGTCGTATAACAAGGAAATGACCCAGACCTTCATCCGCGACTGCGCGTACTGGGCAAAGGTGTTCAACCTTGTGGCCTCTGAACTGGAAGAAGTGGTGCTGAAGGATGAAGACCGAGACATTACCGTGTACCGAATCCGCTTTGCTTCCGGCTTCAGCGTGTGGGGGCTTCCTTCCGAACCGCGCTCCCTGCGATCCAAGCAGGGCCGCGTCATCATCGACGAGGCCGCCTTTGTGGACGACCTGCCGGAGCTTATGAAAGCGGCCTTCGCCCTGCTCATGTGGGGCGGCAGCGTGTCCATCCTGTCCACGCATAACGGCGAAGAGAACCCGTTCAACGAACTGGTGAAGGAAATCCGGGCGGGTGTCCGCAAGTACAGCCTGCACCGCACAACGCTGGACGACGCCATAGCCGACGGCCTTTATAAAACCATCTGCAAGCGTGCCAGCCCTCCGCGCCCTTGGAGCAAGGAAGCGGAAGACGAATGGCGGGCCGCCCTCATTGCCGACTATGGGGACGGCGCGGACGAGGAACTTTTCTGTATCCCCAACCGGTCAAGCGGAGCCTTCCTGACCACTCCCATGATCGAAGCCTGTATGACGGAAAGCATCCCTCTTTTGACGTGGACGCCGCCGGCGCCGGACTTTGTGGACTGGCCCAAGGACGTGGCCGCAACCTACACGAAAGGCTGGGTGCAGGAACACCTCGCGCCCCTTCTGGCGAAACTGCCCGGAGACTGCGCTCATTTTGTGGGGGAAGACTTCGGACGTAGCGGCGACCTTTCGGTATTCGTGGCGGCCACGGAAACGCGGGATCTCCGCCTTGTGCCGCCCTTTGTTCTGGAATTGAGGAACTGCCCGCACAGAACACAGAAGCAGATCCTCTTCGCCGTGCTGGACGCGCTTCCGCGCTTCTCCGGCATTTCTCTGGACGCACGGGGCAACGGTTCCGCACTGGCTGAAGCCGCCCGTCAGGAATACGGGCCGGAACTGGTGCGGGAGGTAATGATAAGCGAAGCCTGGTACCGTGAGACCATGCCGAAGCTGAAGGCCCGCATCGAGGACAAGACCCTTGCCTTGCCGAAGCGGGCGGAAATCCTTTCCGACCTGCGCCTTCTGCGCGTGGTCAAAGGTGTGGCCCGTATGCCTGAGCAACGCACGACCGACAAGACCGGTAGCCGTCACGGCGACTCCGCCATAGCCTTTGCCATGCTTGTGGACGCACGGGAAAAGCTGGGCAGCGTGGAACGTTGGGAATACGCCAGCATAGCCATGACCGGGATGGACTGGCGGGGATGGGAATAAATAAAAAAGCGAAGGAAGATGCATCATACTTCCTTCGCTTTTTATTAGGTTCATTTTGATTATTTGTTTCGCTTTTCTTCTAAGAGCCTGTAGAAAATCTCATCTTTCAATCTCTGAACGGCTATAAAATTTAATACAAGATATATAATAGAAAATATAAAGAAAACAAGCGTAAAATTGCATATAAATGTTTTTATGCATATATCATATGAATATATCGTAAATGTTGTTAGTTGTATAGTTTTTGAAACGATATATGATATCGTGCATATTGAAAATGTAAAAATAAATTTATCCCTAATTTTATTTATAGTTTTATTTATTATTCTTATATAAGAATCGTTCTCAATGCCGGAAAGAGAAAAAGTTACAATAAGGCCCATCCCGATAGAGAAAAAAATGCCTATTGTATTGTAAAGTGTAGAAATGACATCATCATTGATAGGAATTGCCCAATATGTGCATATTCCTGCCATCAATAATGATAAAATTATGAATAAGATAATCCTCATGGCTTCAACTCACTAATAAATCTTGCCATTTCCATAGCTAAATGTGGCTCGGAAAGAAAATTATTATCCGTTTTTTCAATCTCAACGACTTTTGTTCTCAAAATGGCTGAGCCATTAATTTTATTCCCCTTGCTGTCACGAAAAGTAATATTTTCGTGATCGCTTACGGGCTTTAAAATAGCACTAAAAGTCCGTTGAAACTCCTCATTCGACATTTTGCGGGGTTTATTAAGTTTTAAAAGCAATTCAGCAGAAACGATTTGCTCTAGGTCAATTTTTTCCAAAGATTCGCTATCAACGAACAAATCAGCCATAAAGTCTTTTATAAACTTTGTTGTTAGAGATACTTTTTTATTTTGAGTATTTTCACAATCTGGAAGTTTCATCTGCTTACTATATTGTGGAGGGTTAGCAAACTTGATGGTTTTTACATCTGCAACTTTTAAATCAGGGGAAGGAATAACTATAGGATTGATTTCGTAAATATGTGTACCAAGAAGCCAATTCAGGTAGCTTTCAACTCTTTTGATTGTTGTTGTCTGAGAAAGATTCGTGACGAGATGGTTTTTGTTGAGATATATGTAATAGTGATTTTTATAAATTGCCGCAGCATTATTAGGTGTTCTTCGAAGGTCAGAAATCGAGAAACAAGACTGCTTCATCAGCTTTGTATCAATATGAGTGTCTTCAGCCTCTGGCATGATTCTCATCATCGTGGCAAAAAAAGACTTTCCATCAGAACAAAATTCATAGTTGGAAATCAAATCTGATTCTTTTGAATCATCGTCTTGATTCAGTCTCATTATTCGTTCTTCAGCAACACTAGAGGCAAGTTTTTTCTTCAAATCAGAATATATATCAGCCGGATTGGAAAGCTGAATCTGCTTAATTTCAAAAGCGCGAAGAGTAACAGGATGGAATTTGGTGGCCATATTTTTTCCTTTTGGAGCATGAGCGTTGAGGGCTATTATTATACCAAAGCCGCCCCCGCTTCTCAAGCTGTCAAGCGGCACGTTGGGGAACGAAAAAG